ATCGGCGGCTACGCCGATTCGCCGATAGTACGCGTAAATGCGACAGCACCCGGTCTCCGTCTAGGGGGGAGGCGTTCGCCTCCCCCCCACATCACTTCCAATTACGCTCGAATGCTGCGGATGGTCTCGGCGCGGATACTCACGGTGCGCGGAGGATTCGTCGCAGTCGCTGCGAGAATCACCGTAACCATGATCTTTCCGGCTTTCGTGACGCCCGGCTTCACGTGCAGCGCGAGAACCGCGCGACCATCCATTTCACCCTTCAAACGGTCTACGCCGGATTCGTCACTATCCGAGACGCGCTGCCATGCTACGCGTGCATCCGGGGACGTGTTTACGAGACGGCACGCGCAGCCGATGGCTTGCATTGCCGCAGCCATTTCAACTTCCCGGCGTTCCGCAGTCCATGACGCGGCGACGGACGTAAAGACGGCGTGCTTCCGATAAACGATACTACTCATAGGTCTACTCCTACTAGTTGCGGTGAAAGCGAACGCTTCGCTTCCATGCGCGGATCGTACCTAAACGGCTATAGAATGCAATAGGGTACTTCGCATATTCATCCTGGGTGCACGTCCGATAATATTATTCTTTCATCGGAAAGATTTTCTTTCAATCTTGAAAGAATTGTCTTGCATCTGGTGCGCCCTGGCGGTATAATCCCATCCGAGGCCTATCAGCGGCTACGCTGATTTCGCTGATAGTACGCGACAGCACCCGGTCTCCTTTTGGTGGAGCCGGGTGCTGTCGCGTGAGAGATTACTCTGCTGGTGCTGGCTCCTCCGCGATCTTCAACATAAGGAGTGGGCAGTTCTCCTCAAGCCATTTCAGGACATCACCCATCCATTCCACATCCTTGTGGAACTCTGATGAGAGGTAATCCTCGTTTGAGTAGTGATCATCGTCAGAGACGCCACACGCGCGGCTGGTCGCTGCGCGCTCCATACGGCGTTCACCATTGAACTGGTCCTCGTGTGCGTCCCGTGCCTCCTCCAGCGCCTTACGCGCAGCGAGGACGTACTCGCGTGTGCCTACCTTGTGTCCGCAGCGTGTAGCAAACGCAGTCGCGTGTTGTTCCAATACGCGCCGCTCACTTTCTTTCTTGAATTGAACCTTTGCCGTCTCTACCATGTCATTAAAGACCTCTTCCATGGCGATATGCTGGGGTCCGTAGATCCACGCAGTAACGTCTTCAACTTTCATCATGTCGATCATGAGATCTACGACCTCTTCATGTAAACATTCATCGCGTTCATCGCATACGCCTTCATGACTGGCGAAATACATGGCAAGTTGTTGAAGCCTACGATGGTTACGAATAGCCGAAATGATGGACTGGGCGAGGGTGGCAACGATATATGGGTTCAGACTCATGGGTTCTACTCCTACTAGTGGCGTTGAACGCGAAACGCTTCGCGCTCTGCACGGATTGTACACGAATCGTAGAACGATACAAGCCAATACAGTCCTGAAATTTATTTACAAATCTTGAAAGATTCCTCTTGACATCTATATGCAACTCGGTATACTGAGGCCTATCGGCGGCTACGCCGATTGCCGATAGGCCGTGTAGATGCGGCAGCACCCGGCCTCCGTCGTAGGGAGCCGGGTGCTGCCGAGGAGTAGATTAGTTACTCGACTTCTGGCGGCTCGTACAATTCTCCTTCTGCCAAGGGTCGTTCCATGCGGCGGCGGTGGCGTTCCTCGAATTTGTCCTCCTCGGCCTGCCGTGCCTCCCACCGCGCAGTAGCCTCGGTGATTTCACGATCGCACTCGGGGCATCGCCCGTGCACGAGGTCTGCGAGGAGAAGGTGCACCGCGCAATCGATGCACTTCGTGCGTGGAGAAACGGAAGAAACGGTAGTTGGATTCTGCGACATTGTAGTCCATTCTGCCCCCGCAGGGGCGTAGGTGTTCTCCGTCAAGGGGAGGGGCTGTCGAGCCCCTCCCCGGCATCCCTTCCCGATCACGCCCGGATAAACCGGATCGTCTCGGCTCGCACCTGCACGACCCGGACAGGGGCGTCCGCAGTCGCGGCGAGTACCACCGCTACCATGCGGTGTCCCGCCTTGGTGGGCAGGGGCTTGACGGACAGACGCAACACGGCGCGTCCATCCATTTGACCGGGCAGGCGGTCGACGCCCGATGCGTCAGACTCCGAGACGCGCTGCCAAGCCATGCGTCCTGCACCTGCAGTGGTCACTTGACCGCAGGCGACTTCGAGGGCGACCATATCAAACACAGGCGACTGACGGTAAACGATCTGCATGGCAGAATCTCCGAGGCATATGCCCCCCACTACGCCGCGCATCCCAAGAACCCGCAACGCGGGAAGAGTCGGGCAGACGAACGTGTGAGGGGCAGTAGCCATGCGTCAAGTGTACACAAACGCCTACAGAATACAAGGGGGTAGGTTGAAGAATCGCCCTGCGATGCGTCCGATAATATTATCCCGCTTGCCGGATGATTTTTTTAAATTCTTGAGAGAATTAACTTGACTTTCACTGTCCAGACAGTAGAATGGGTCCCCTTTCCGTCAGAAAATCGTGGCGGCTAGCCAATCAACTTTAAATTTCCTCAAAAACCTCTAATACCCTCTAATACCCTCAATTCCCTCTAATCCCCTCTCAATCCTCAAAAGACCTCCCACCCTCTTTTCAGAAAAATGGGTCCCCCCCTTTGTACCCTCGGATTCCTCAAAATGGGTCCCATACGCCCCCAGGTCATTCCTGAAAAAATGGGTCCCCCCCCGGAATACCTCTGAGGACAAAAAATGGGTCCCCCCCCTTTCCCAGGTTATATGAAAAAAATGGGTCCCCCCTGGAACCCATAAAACTGGGTCCCCTATACAACACGCCCATAAATTATAAATACTTTTATGTTGCGATTTAAACAATATCTAATTGAAAGTTCCGTCTTTGATAATACACTTTCTTGGTATGATCCTGATTTTCCTCCAGAAAAATCAACCAAAGAAACCCCTGAGCAACGTGATGCTCGTCAAGAAAAAGAAAACCAACAATCTCGCCTAATGGATCGTGCAACAAGATTTAAAGGTGCAGACCCAAGGGAACACAGAATAGATACAGATCTATCTCCAGAATTACAACAACTTCAACAAAATATTAGAAGAACAGCATTTGAAAAACAGGGATTAGTTGCACCACATCCAGAAGTAACAAAACAAACATCAGTGGGCGTATATTCTCCTAGCTTAACTGATTTGGAAGCATTGGAAAGAATGGGAGTTGTAAATGCAAAAAATTATACATCAGATGAACGTGGTATTTTGTATAGACCTGGGCAACTCCCAACAGAACAACAAAGACAAGCTACTGCTCTTCGGGCTACCGATGTAGCCAATGCAGGAGGAGGACTTGTAACTGCAAATACTCCCGAAGCCAAACAACGGCGATCAGATTCTGTACGTGCGTTTTATACAGACCCAAAAAATTCAAAAGCTCTTGAGAATAAACCAGGAAGTAGAATAGATCCATATGGTCGTAAATTTAGTGATCGTCAACTGGGTATAGATTTTCCTGTTGGGACTGTACATACTCCTGCTCAGTCTGCTGCTATAATACAGCAGATGGGTGCTCAAAGACCATCAGATCTACGAAAACAACTAGGACTAGGAATAGATTCTAGTGCTGTCAAAAATCTAGGAGCAGCAGGATTGGCTGCAGCAGGATCTATAGTTGGTGGTGCATTAACTCAGGGAGTTCAGGCAGGTACTGATGTATTAGGAATGATTGGAAGAACTCCCGAAGGCAAAGATAGAATGCAAATAGAAAAATCTTTTAACTCTGATATGGGACTTGGTTTTGATGTGGGTCCAGATGGAGAATTAGTAGCAGATCCTGCTGGAAGAGAAGCAGCAAGAAAAAGACAACAACAAGGAATAAATTTCCCAAGTATGTTCCAAAAATAAAAATGGGTCCCCTTTTTGGGAGACCCGTTTAAAATATTTTATAATTTTTTAAGAAGATATATTTACCATAGGTCTTCTTCATCTTCCTGTGGTCTTGGATCTTCTAAAAATGATCCAGCCTCTATATTTCTATAATGCGCCTTGCCCATTCTTGGTCCCTTGTCATGTAACAATAAAACCGCATCTAGGCGTTTAATACCTTCTGGACTAAGATTGGCTCTTAGTTCATTCTCTATATCAAATACTGTATGTTTTGCACCTGAATGATTAATCTTGCTATCATTCGTAACATTAGTCTCAATCCTACGTTCTCTTTTGGGAGAATTAGTAGTCTTAATACGGTTCATTTGACTACGAAACGCCATATGACTCTTATTCCCCGGCGTAGAATCTTTTAAAGAATGTTTTTTAGTTTTCTTAACAACAGAAGAGGGTTTTGTACGCCCTTCTTTACCTTCTTCTAAAAATTGTTTAAATGATAGCATATATTATCTTTGTTTTCGATAATTTGGATTTACTGGCTCACCAGTGACCGGACTTCTTACTGTTGGTTTGACTTTTGGTCTAGGAGCTGGTTTTTCATCTGGCTTACGTGGTGCTGGTTTCACTTGTGGAGGCTTTCCAGTCATATTCCATCGTCCAGTATTAGGATCAAAGGTATAAGTATAACCTTCTGGGGATGTCCAAGTCCAGCCATTTCCCGGGTTTGGACTTGTATCGGTGGGTGAATGAGGAGCCGGAGGTCCTTGTTGGTGTGATCCTGGTTGTCCTGGTCGTGGATCAACTATAAAACTATCCGGAAGTGGATTCACAGTCGGAGTGGCAGTATAGCCGTCACCTTCGTTTATAAATTGTTTGAATGATAGCATTGATTGATTACTTTCCAAATGTTCTTTAAAAGCTTTTCTCTTTTTCTTTGAGATCTCAATAGCTGCAAGTTGTGCTTGTGCTTTTTCTTTTGATGGATGTGTTCCCAGTACTTTTGTACCAGTAGAATCTTTCACAACCCATTTTTTACCTTGTTGTGAGATCATGTATTATCTCGTTGGTGGATTTTGACCTTGTCCATTATGCGGATGGTTTCTTTCTCTTCCAATGGGAGCCCTTGGTGGACTTCCAGTACGCACCCACCCATTGGCTCTCCAAGTATAGGTAGTACCATCGGGTGCTTTCCATTTAAACCCTGGTGGAAATGGATCGTTTGGATCATTTTTTGGTGGTAAGTTTTGATCTCTGGGTGCTGATGGTCTGGGTTCTTGATTATCAGCTGGTTGTTCCGGAGCTGGAGCTGGAGCTGGTGCTGGAGGTGGAGGTGGAGGTGGAACATAACCTTGACCCGGTGTAAACGGAGGGAATACCGCGGGAGTATAGTCTTCGTTTAAATTATTACTTCGACCGCGAAGTGCATTTTGCATGACAGCATTACCTGCACGATACTCAGCTGCACGTAGAACACCAGTTAGAAAATTTACAGATTTTTCTAAATTTTCTGATAATGTCTTGTAGTGTTCTTCAGAGTTTTCGCTCACCATTGCCTTATATGAAACATTGAGGCGATCCTCGTAGTTATTGGTCTTACGAGCGTTAAACGATTTTTGTTGCAGGTCTGCACGGAAAGCTTTCATGTCCATAAATTTATTTAGAATAAATAGATACATGGATAACTTCTTAAATTTTCTATTAAATGAGTCGGGACACAAAAAAGCTATGAAATCTGGTAACAGAGGCGATAGAAAGAAAGAAGCCACTAAGCAATCTTTGCGTGCAGAAAAGAAAAGAAAAGAAGCCGAGGCAAGAGAAGAATTTGCAGATAAATTAGGAAATATGAATCCAGACTTACGCGCAAGCATAGACATGTCTCGTAATGCCTTAAAGGATTCAGCAAACAAGAATACACTCAATGCTCGGGCATTAAATGCTGCTCTTCCAGGTGAATCACAGCCAACGAGTGATGACAAACTTTCAGACGTGGTGTCATTAATTCGTAAATCCATTAAATTACGATGAAAAATTCACTAGTGTATCTATTGGAATATTTGAGTGTTTATGGTACAGGCAAGACCATGGGCGATGCTGTAGATAACCTCAACGTAAAATCGGGCAAAATTTTGAAAAAACAGGCAAAAGCGAAAAAGGGAAAATCTGCCCTGAAAGATATCGCTGGAACCTTAAAACGCCTTCGCAAACGGAATGTTTGAAATTTCTTCGTCTGCAGTACTCTAAGGTACTTTAAAGAACCTTTAGAGATATTCTTTTAAATAGTTTTTTAAAGTTTCTTTAGAGATTGTTCTAGAGTATATTATAAGAACTGTTCAAATCTTTGTCAAGTAAAATATCTAAATAATTCTATGAGCAACAAAAGACACGATAGAGAACTTTTTGCCAATGCCCTGAAGCAAGTTCAGCTAAACGAATCAAAAATTGAACTGAATAGTAAGGGTGATATCGTCTTTAACAATAAACAACCCATCAATGAACTTCTTGGTTCTGTGATTGCTGGTGGTTTACTTTTGGGTTTGGGTGCTCTAAAGGGTCGCCAAATTTATATGGCATCTCAGGCAGCACAAAAGAAAGCTGCTGCTGAGGCTGACGAAAAAGCTTTAAACAAACAAAATCTTTTATCTAGTATTGCGGAGCGCGAAGCTGCGGCACAACATAGAACTGATGCATTAAATCAACAAAGAAAAGAAGCAGCTAAAAACCGAAGAGCGGATAGACGTGCACGAGGAAGTAATAGAAAACAAGCTACCACGATAGCTCAGAATGCAAATAATGCAGCATTAGATGCTGCCAGAATTAAAGCTGCAGCCGTATTAGCAGCAGCTGGTCATACACCTCCACCTCCACCAACACCGTAAGAGTTGTATGAATAATAATAATAAAAATTTACAAGAAGCTGATATTTCTGCATTTGGTGCAATGTTACCCGTAGCAGCTGTTGGTCTTGCTGCTGGTGGATATTTGGCAGCAAAGGGTATTGGAAGTTTTAGAAACTTTCTTGCCAATAGAGCAAAAAAGAAATCTGATGCTGAAGCTGCAGATGTTCCAGCTCCAACTCCAGTTCCTGCTCCGGCTCCTGTTCCTGTTGATAACAGTGCAAAACTTGCACGTATCGCTGCAAGAAAAAAAGCCAGACGTGAAGAAGAAGCTAGTTATGAATCTCGCAAAGATGCAAAAGTTCAGGGTATTATTTCTACCTATGGTGAGGTCGGTAGAGCTGTTGGTGCAAGTAAAACTGCAGCAGCAGCTGCTGCGGCTGCACGTCAAGATGCATTAGATCAGGCAGCTAACGAGCGACAAGTCAATAAAAATGAGGCTGAGACATTAAGAGCACAAGCACGTGTTCTTCAACAAAAAAATGAACGAAGTGCACTTTTGATACGGGCACTCGCAACACGTAATAAAAATAAAAATAATGATGCAGTATCAACTGCAAATATCGATAATATAAAAGCAAAAACTGATTTAACACGAAGTAAGATACCATCCCCGCCACCCACTCCATCCGTGCCTACTGTTTCACCTAAAACTCCAAGTGAACCAAGTCCATTAGCTACTGCTGGAAAACTTATGGCTGATGTGTTTAGAGGCAAAGAAACAGGTGAAACATCATCTAAATCATCACCTGACGTAACACCTGGTTTACCTGATAAAGTTAAAGATACAGAAACAGCAACAGAAAAAAAAGTTCCCGAAGTACCAGTTAAAGCTATACGTAAATCAAAAACACCTTCAGCAGCAGGTAAAGGTGTAGGTAAAGGTGTAACAGCAGCAGCAGAAGATTCAACAGTATCAACAACATCAACAGGTGCAGGTAGAGCTAAACGTAAAACACCAACACCTACAGCAACACCTACATCAACACCTACATCAACACCTACAGCAACACCATCAACAACATCAACAGGTGCAGGTAAAGGTAAAGGTAAAGGTAAAGGTGTAAGTAAAGGTGAAGTTAAAGGTAAAGGTAAAGGTGCAAGTAAAGGTGAAGTTAAAGGTTCTACAACAACACTAACTATAGCGACAAAAAGAAGTGCAAATAGAAGAGCAGCAGCAGCAGCAAAAGCAGCAACCCCGGTTCGTAAAGTTGATGAAGTTGATGAAGATGATAAACGTGAAGCTGCGGCAGCTAAAAGAGCAGCAGGAATGGCTGCTGCACAAGCAGTTAGAGATGAACAAACAAGACAACGTAATGCTTCTAATATATCTTTAGTAAAACCTGCTACACCAAGATCCACGAATACATCTAAAACACAAGAACCAGATGGTCTTACGCCAGAACAATTAAAAAAAGCGCAGGACATCAAAAGAGAAAATTTTGAAAAAAAAGAAAAAGACAATTCTTCGGTTAATGAGTTAACAGATTCTACTCACTATTATGTTACTTCAATCTTAAAAAATCTTTTAGGTTGATTGTATAAATACATATGTGAAAGTAATAGAAAAAGTTTCTTCTAGAGAGACTATCTTTAATTTAATGCCGTCATCAGATAATTTTGATTATCAGGCATTTGTAACTAAAATTAAAAATTTAAAAAAGCAACCATTTCATGATGTGTATATTTTTACACCAAATGAAATGTGTTTTGTTATTTTAAAAGAATTAAAAAATAAAAATATTGATATCAAACAAATGGAAATCAAACATGGGTTGGCTAAATTTGAGGTAGCATAATGGCTGACGATTATGAAATTGTAGAAAACGGTACAGATGACATGGATGTCGTGAGAGATCCACGTGCAAGTGTTCGTGATGCAATGGCTAGTATCGATGCTCAACGCAATGCATTAAAAGCCCAAAAAGAATTTGGTTTTGATGAAAGTTCATTTGGTTATAATGTTTACGAAAATAAAGAAATTGAAACTTACGGTTTAGCAGAACAACGTAAAGCTAATTTAAAAGATGTTATGGATAATGATATGTTGTATTCTTCATATTTTTCTAAAAGATATGGAAGTTTATCTGTTTATCTAGAAATGGACAATCAACTTTATCCACCGGGATTTAATCCATTAAGCGATAAATATGTTTCTGTAAAAATTGCTAAAGAAGGCAAACTTTATATTGCAGACTTTATAAATCCAAATCAAATTATTGAAGAACTATTAGATGGTATTGTTTCTTTCATGGTCATGAAAGTAAATGGTCAAGTTGCTCTTATAATGGGATCACTCAAAGAAGGTCTTGTTAACGGCGAAGAACATGTAAGACAAGCAGGTTTTAGTCCATTAGGGGATGGTCGTATTTTATTGTGGAGCACAGTCAAACAAAAGTGGAGTTCTTTCTACCCAGACAATCTTCTTTCGATGACACGAGATGACACAGATGATTTAGAATAAATATTAGTAATGGAAGACTTTAAAGATTTAAAAACTGAACGTCATCTAAATGCTCTTCTATTAAGAGAAGCTAAACTTTTAATTAAAAATTATGAAGCTTACTTATTGGATAAAATGACATCCAAAGATTTAGCCACAGAAATGCTGAATCTTACACATATAATACAAAGAATTGAAAACAGCGTCAAATAATATTGACGTTGGTGTTATAGTGTGGTAAAATATACGCATGATCGTAAATTACGAACCAAAACTTGATTACTCTGATGTTTTGATTGTTCCACAACTTTCTGATGTAAAATCTCGAAATGATGTAAGTTTAGACGTCGCAACAGAGTTTAAATGTGGTAGATATTGGAAAGGTACGCCAGTTATGGCTGCTAACATGTCTACCATTGGTACACATGCGATGGCACTTGCTCTTTCCAATTATAACATGATAACTTGTCTTAAAAAAGGTTTTGATTATTATGATTCATTTGTAAAACAATATCCCGATAAAGAACATAATGTTGCACTTAGTCTAGGACTAGATGCACAAAGTAAATTATGGTTAGATACACCATCCATAAAAGATCCAACGTTTATTTGCTTAGATGTAGCAAATGGTTATATGAAAGAGTTTCATTCTTTTGTTAGAAAGGTAAGAGAGAAATGTCCAACTTCGATAATTATAGCAGGAAATGTAGTGACACCAGAGGGAGTGAAAGCATTAGCAGAAGCAGGTGCCAATCTTGTAAAAGTGGGAATCGGAGCCGGGTCAATGTGCTTGACGCGGAGAATCGCGGGAGTGGGTTACCCACAATTGTCCGCAGTAATGGAGTGTGCAGAAACCGCAGCAGCATTAGATATTGGGATCGTTGCTGATGGTGGAATAGTACACTCTGGAGATATTGCAAAATCTTTTGTTGCTGGTGCTGCATTTGTTATGATTGGTGGGATGTTTGCCGGACATGACGAGTGTGGCGGTGAAATTCGTCATAAAGAGCATGGACAGCTTACGATGTTGCATTACGGCATGAGCAGCAAAACTGCAAATGACAAATACAATGGTGGGCTGTCCACATATCGTGCGTCAGAGGGACGCACAGTGGAGGTTCCTTACCGTGGACCTGTATACAATACGATACAAGAAATTCTTGGTGGTTTGCGCTCGGCTTGTTCTTACGTTGGTGCTTTTGATTTGCCTTCTTTATACACCAATGGTACAATGGTGAAAGTGAATCGTACTATCAACAATATTTTTGAAGAGAATGAAATATGAATATTTTTGCTTTAGATAAAGATCCTCTTATTGCTGCTCAAATGATGTGTGATAAACATGTTGTAAAAATGATTCTTGAAGGTTGTCAAATGCTTTCAACAGTTCACTCTTTAGATACTGTACAAGATAATAAAATAAAATTGTACAAACCATGTTTTCATAATCATCCATGTACAATTTGGGCAAGAGCATCCAAATCAAATTATTATTGGCTAGCAAATCACACATTTGAATTGACTAATGAATACAGTAGTCGTTATTATGGTAAAATCCATAAATCTACTGATATGGCATATTGGTTTACTCAAAACGCACCAAGCAATCTTCCAAATACTATTTGTACTGACTTTGCACAAGCAATGCCAGAACAATATAAGAACGTTGATGGAGTAGCCGCATACCGTGCGTATTATCTTGGAGAGAAAGCTAAATTTGCTAAGTGGAAGTTAGGAAATGAACCTATGTGGTTTACCGTCGCTTCCCTTTCTGTTTAGGTGGCTCGTTTAATAATGGTGGAATAATTGGACTATTGGGGTCTTGAGTTGGTGTAACTTTTGGAGTTACTACAGGTTCTACTTTTGGTGGTTCTGTTGGTTTAATAGGAGTTTGTGCAACAGGCTTGGGTTCTGCCACTGGTGTACATACTCCATTTTCACAATTTAAAAATCCACTTTTAAATTTTTTAACATTACCAGCCCAATTTTGATTTAATTTAGTTGGGTCATTTGCAACATTTGGTGGTGCCCATCGGGCTCCCATAAAGTCTTCAAATGATAATTTTTTATCAGATGCTTCATATCTTTTTCTATTAGAAATAATAGAAGCTGCAGCCCAACCAGCCTGACGATCTAAAGACGTTTCAGGAGTATCTCCTGGTTGTCCCATGGCTTTTGGATCTAATACACCAAATTCTCGACCCTGTCTCCCATTTTCTGCTCGTCGTATTGCACCTAACATTGCTAGACCATCATAATCTTCTTTGTTAATACCATTTCGTTCTGCTGCACCCATCATTATTGCATATTCTTTTCCAAATTCTTTTTCTAATTTACTATGAAAATTTTGATGATATGTGTTAACTGGTTGTTTTACTTCGCCAGTATCTTCAAGCAAAAATTGTTTAAATCTTAGCATATATTAACCTTTGACTTTGCTGCAGTTCATGGTATAATATGACAAAGGAAACATACAATGAACGTTCAACTATTTAGACTAAACTCAGGCGAAGAAATTTTGACTCGATACGAAGAAACCGAAACAGGCTATGTCTTTAAAGACCCAGCAGTTTTAATTCCAATGGAACAAGGGCAAATTGGTATGATGCCTTGGATGATGTATACTGATATTTCTAACGGTGTTACTATTCCAAAATCATTTATTGTGTTTCATGTTAGCCCAGTAGCTGCATTGAAGAATCAATATGATGCTAACCTCAATAAAGGGATCGTTGCTCCTTCGAAGTCATCGAAGTTAAAGTTGACGATGGATTAAATTGGATATTGACACGATAACTAAACTTTATGTTCCTATTGCCAAACCTATATCAATGGCAATGGAAAGACAAAAGAAACATATTTCTATTATTTTATATAAAAAAGAAATTGTTGCTATTGGTCAGAATGAGTATAAGACTCACCCACAAAGTGTAAAACTTGGTTATAGGTATCCTGAGATGCATTCTGAGTTAGATGCATTCAGAAAAATCCCAAGAAGTTATCGTGATAAAAAATTAATCCTTCTTAATTTTAGATTTAATCGGTTTGGTGTTTATAGAAATGCTAAACCATGCCCAATATGTCACAAATGGTGTGCTGATATTTTTCATGACATCTATTACACAAGTGATGACGGAATTCTTAAATTAGAGGATTAACCAATGGAAACACGTAACATAATTGATCATTATCATTATTGGGAACATGATGCGATATTATCCGATTTGGACGATAAGCGTTTTAATTATTCAGTTGTCTGTTGTAATATTGGCAATGATTTTAATATTGCTACCGTTATACGAAACGCTAATGCATTTTTGGCGAAAGAAGTAATTATCTATGGCAACAAAAAATATGATAGGCGCGGCACTGTTGGCACTCATCATTATACCAATTTTCGTCATGTACGAACTATTGATGATTTTGGATCGTTTATTGAATCCAAATCATGTGACACCGGAGGACAGATCCGACTCATAGGAATTGATAATGTTCCTAATGCGAAGGATGTGAGTACATATGAGTTTGACCCTAACATTCATTATATAATGATTTTTGGACAAGAACAAATTGGTGTACCAGCAGAAATTTTAAATATCTGTAATGATATTTTGTATATTCCACAGTACGGTTCTGTGCGAAGTATTAATGTTGGTACTGCCAGTGGAATTTTGATGAATTCTTATTGTTCCAAAATCACACACTCTGGGCCTCGGAGTATAAAAATTTGGGGCTTTTTTGCTTGATGGTGTAACGGTAGCACCGAACCCTTTGAAGGTTTTTGTTTAGGTTCGAATCCTAATCAAGCAATTGATAAATATCTGGTATACAAATAATCACACCACTATTAACCCTGCAGAATCAATTGAGACTGCTTCACTGGCAAACTAAGTCCTATTCCGAGCATAAAGCCTTGGGACGCGCCTACGAGGCTCTAGACGGCATTGTAGACAACTTTGTAGAGACTTACTTCGGTAAATATGGGAACGTTAACGCCAAAGAAACTTTTAAGATTAATATTGAAAATTATTCAGATAAAAATGTTAAAGAAGTTCTCCAAGATGGTATTCGATATCTTGAAAATATGACAACAAATTTGTCAGAAAATGACACAGAACTACTAAATATCAGAGATGAGATGCTTGCTGTTCTCCAGCATACAAAGTATCTGCTTCGTCTGACATGAAAATAACAGAACTAACCTACGAAATCCGTTTGTTGGCTCGCAAAGAAATAGATCCTTCTCGTAAGGATCTATTTTACCAAGTAGCTAGTCTACTTGAATATACAGATGACCTTGTGAAACAATGCGATCTAGCAGTTTGTGATGGACTTAAGTCTGGCACGGGCCCCATTGATTTGAACGGGGAACAAATATGCCCTGTGGACAAAGAAGTTTTGGGAATGATGGATGATTTCATCACCGAACTTATCCACAAAGGTTATTTTCCCCAAGAAGATCGATGGGAAGAAATAAGAAAATTAGACGCAGCGTAATAAGGCTGTTCTAATATTCTTGGGTAGCGTGCTATGACTCTGGGCCTTAAAATTTGAAGGCATGGTTTTTTGCACTGCTTTATTCTTATAAGGGTTCTTTTTAAACATCCAAAATTTGCGTGTCTCTTCCATAATAAAATGGGTATAGATATAGCAATTTGCTTGCTTGATATACTTCTTTTTGTCAATCGGAAGATCGTACTTGTGTATCAATTTTACAGCAAATTGTTCGCATTCACGTTCCATCTTACGAACCCAGTAAAATGCCTTTTTAATAGTTTTAACGGAATATTCTTTTCCACCAAACCAATCAACTACAATAGAACAATGTCTATCGGCTGTATTGTAAATTTTTGATTTTTGAATCCATTGTAAAAAATGGCAATATTCATGTAAGAGCACATCTAAAAAATTTGGTGCTTTTCGGGCTACAGAAATTGTTATGTTATTGTCATCAAAACATCCGGAACAACGACTACCCTCAACATTTATTGCTTTACCGCGCCCTATGACCAATTTTCCATTGTAAAGTTTTAAATGTTTACGTACATGGGAGACAAACTGACGGTGTTTGTAAGTCATGGCGTAGGAGCCTCCGTTAGAACTATTTATGAATAAAACTACCCCAAAAGACAATATTTTTTTATTAAAATAAGGGCTTGACAATACCCTTGATTTGTATTATAATATGCAATATAGAAAGGTTACTAATATGAATGTTACTAATATCAAGCGTCCGACTAAGATTCAGCGTGTTTGCAACTATATGTCACGGGGAAACACCCTGACTGAGGGCAAGGCACGATCCATGTTCAAGATTCGAAATGTCCGTGCCACGATGAGCGATCTTCGTGAAGCATTTGACACCTTCGGTCATCGTATGGACGTGGTTCGTGAGACCAAGAAGGGTCGTACCTTCTACCGTCTGCAAAATACGCGTTCCCGCTAAACTTTCAAAAAAGTTTAGCCTTTCAAAAACCACTCCAGTAATGGGGTGGTTTTTTATTTGGGAGACCTAAATAGATGTAACAGGTGATTAATTTATGATATCAAGAAAATGTTGTTGTACGACTTCGAATACGTGCTGTGACCCAATTTTAAAAGACCAATTCGTAACTTTATTTGATACTGAATTAGATAGCGCATGCCCAGTATCTGATCAGGATTTAATTGTATTAAAAATTAATCGCCCTGGTGCCCAATCACATCGTAGAGAAATTTCCATAGGAACACCCCCGGTAGGTAATGGGGGAGGTCCAGGTGGTGGTGTAGGAGGAGGATCGGGGTGCCCATCGTGCTGTAGAACATGTTCTAGAGAAGGTTGTACATGCGGTCCATTGGTTCCAGGTGTTGGCAATATTAATATAGGTGGAACCCGCAGAACTGATATAGGTAAGCCATGTACAAAATGTTGTTGTATGGTTCCTAATGATTACCCTGGAGGATGTGCAGATTCCCCCTCATGTACTGCTGGATTCCAATTTAAAAATAACAACAATACACCACAACCATCAATAAGTAATATTCCTTCGGTTTTTAAAAGTTTTGTAAATAAAATTTTAAAAAATCCACCATCATTATTAAAACAATATAATATTCAAACTTTAGATTATTTAAACAGTGTAGAGGTTCAAAACGATAGACTTTTAAAAACTACAGAAAAACAAATAAGAACACCTACGACAAAAACTGATTTTAAAAATGAAAGATTTAAATCAACATTAGAATTTTTAAATAGATGTAAAAAATGTTTGCAGGACAATAATATTGATATTGATTGTGTTGATAATGAGACGAATCTATTATGCCAAGGTAAAAATACTAATATTTGTGAAAATTGTTCTGAAGAATGCATTAATTTTTGTGATCCAATTTATGGTGGAACACCACAACAAATAAAAAATAGTGAATTATTATTGAGTAATATTAATTACAAAGATAATATGTTAGCCTTAGATCCGGAGTTAGATACCACAGAAGTGTATTCTGGGACAAAAGATGTTACAAATTTAGTAAAAAGTCTTGGTGCAGGTGATTATGGTAATGATGTTACTTTACCAGATCCAAGTCAAAAACTATGTACTAAATGTTTATTTAGTGGTGGTAACCCAGCAGCACCTCCCATTTATTTTATTTACAGATATTCTTCTTGTAATTTTATATGGTACCCACCAGAATATGTTTTTAATTACAACAGAACACCAAGTCAATGTCCAGGATATATACATCCAACAGGACCAAGAACATGTGATTATTTTTTTGGTAGGATAAATCAAGCAGTTTCTGATGGTGCAGAAAGTGCGTTTGAAACCAGTTGCACATCAAATATATTTGATACCCCCGATAGTGGTTGTTCCAGAGATTATAATTCTTTTCCTTGTCAATGTACTCAATTTCCACATTTAAGTGGTGGAATTTATGATACTTTACAAAGACGTATTAATATTTCTAAGAAACAATTTTTTGGTGGATATATTGCAGGAAAAAATCCATTTTTACCAAAAGTAAAAATCTCGGAATTAGGGTGTTGTACTTGTTTTACCACACAAAGTACTTATGGTCCTCCGGAGGACTGTGCGGGGTCAGCAGAGCGTTTTAATACAAAAAGAAGTAAATTTTTATCGTATCCAAAAGCAAGTGGTTGGGGTTCCAGTATACAAGCTATAGGAATTGGTTGCACCGAAGATCGAGGTACCAGCCCACCAGCTTATAATCCAAATTATAATACTAGCTGTTTTAGTCGTGGTATTTCTCCATATTTAAGTAGAATATCTATTTCGCTTTATACTTTAGCATTTGATATTTTCCATTACGGTTCAGATAATCCAGCCCAACAGGAAACTTTAGGGGCAACCTATAGATCTTCTTCTATATTAGAAGATGGTAAAAAGTGGACGTCATTACGTTTTACTAAAATGTACAATAAAAAAGATTCTTTATACAATAAATTAGTTGGAATTGTATCTTTAGAACACCACTTTGAATCATGGGCTTATCACAGTAAAGCTCCCTTTTCTCCACAACCACCTTTGTTAATGAATCATGGTTTAATTTTATTATTACCTTATGAAAGAGCGTATGCTGGATTTGTAAAACCTTGTAGTTTTCAATATGAACCAAGAGCTGCAATGCGTTGGCAGATTCAGCGATATACTCCACGAACTGTTATGTATGGTTCTTCTGGTGTCCCTATCTTCTTTTCGGATCTTTATGCATTTGAACATTTATCACGTGAAAAAAATATTTTAATTGATGGTGAAACATTTAATGGTTCTAAATTTTTAGAACAGTATTATTTGTATTTTTACAATAATATTATCAAACCTTCTATTGTAGGTGAACCTTATGTTGAACCAATAGATGTTTCAATGTATGAATATGTAAAGACATGTCTTACTGAAATGATTAGATATAATATTATCAGTATCAAAGACCACGCAAAAGATATTGCTGATGAATTAATTGAAATACTAGACCAGATTACTGTTGAAACTATTGAAGGTGAATCTGTTGTAGTATTCCCGAATAATTTTATTAAAACACAAATTGGTGGATCTGCTGGTTATTATTATATGATAACTTTTTTAAAGCGTTTAGTTGGTTTTGATATTGGTAATAATCCTATTACGGATTGGGCGTCACTTAAACCATACGTAACAGCTAAAGTTATTAAGAGAATGATTAACCCAGATAGTTTGGGCACTTTAGCAAATTATAGAAAAAGTCTTCCGGGCCCAATGTTCTTAGGACCAAGAAGAGTTAAATTAATACCAACACCACTTTCATCTGGGTTAACAGCATGGGGGTGTGATCCAGAAGAAGGATGTTCTTCGTATAATCCATCTCCACTTGATATACAATCAAATGTTAATTTAGTGTATTCTTCTGTTCATACAAATGATCTTGGTACTAATTTTGCTATTACTGTAAACGGTAAAGTTCAAATTACAGGAAATAATTCTGTTCCTGTATGTAATACCGATACCGATACAGCTAATTTTACAACATCTCTTGGTTGTGTCCCGTTACATTTAAGTTATGTTCAAGATCTTTTAGAAAATCCAGCAGATGCTGCTCCTGGAAGTATAGAAAAAATTTCTTGTAAAGGTAAATTTGCTGTCGCCTTGGTAAACTATGGGGCATTTCCTGTAGGAAATCATCTTGGTAATGAAAATAGCAACGATACAAATAGAAAATTAGATTCTAATTGTGGTGTTCAATGGGTTGCAAGTGGTCCTTCTGATCCAAACTATGGTGGTATCTATCGCCAAGATCCAAGTTTTAGTTTTTGGGGAGTTTATCCGAGTTGTCCTGGTTATGGATATGGCGTTAATGATAATACATTTGCTTTAAAAACATGGGGACCAGATAATAAATATGGTATTTTTTATAATCCCCCAGGTAAATTATATTATTGTCCTTCTTCTAATGATAGTAATGTTGCACCTAACGGAATATTAAATACATTACCTTTAAAAAATAGATATAGATTTTGGATAGATGCTGCAGCAGGCGCCAAACATTGTGTTGCTATTACTGGTGATGGGTGTTTATTTGTAACACCAGAAAGTGATAATACATACAATCAATCATCTTATGGAAAAGCACCAACCCAAGTTTCTGGTAATAGTGATTTAACATATATTGAAAACATGCCTGTACCAGGTTATTTTAAAGATATTGACTGGAATGGAAACAGTCTTACAGAATGGAAAGCAAAACATTGCGGTGGTAATTTCCCCCGCATAAAATGTGATATTAGATGTTATTTGTATTCTATTAATAATTACGATGATTTGAATCCTGATTTTCCTTCTGGAGTTTATTCTGGTACCCCTGGGTATTTTGATATTACACCAGAAAGACCTTTTTATACAAATGTTGGTGCCGGACAATATCACAGTATTGCTGTTTCTTCTGATCAGAATTTAAAAGTCTGGGGTAGTTATGTCAAAGTAGATCAGTCTGGTAATATTCTTGGACCAAATCAACAAGATATAACAGGTAATACTGGAATAAATCCTATACAAGCATTTTCACCAACCAATCTCATTAATCCAGATAGATGGACGCTTGGTGGAATAACATTAGGGTGTGTAGGTCAGGATGTTAATAATCCCGATAATTATGTATATACTACCGCAACAAAAGATCCAGCTACTATTAAAATATTTCAAGTAGATGGTGGACCTGATTATAGTCTTGCTGTAACGGGGTCAGATACACCAGTTAATGTTATTATTTGGGGACACTCAGAAATGGTTTCCGCATTAAATAATACTGTAATTTCTGGTTTAACCGGATCTGATACTAAATCTTACAACTATATTGAAAAAATTATAGCTGGTGTAAATTCTTTTGGTGTATTGTACCGAAGACAAAATAATGCTCAAAAATTCTTAGATATTTTTACTAGACCTTCGCGTACAGCGAAATCATATGATTTTGGTGTTGATAAATTGCCATATACCGAATATGATTTTGAAGATGCTGCTCTGAGTTATGGTCATGCAATTGGTATTGTTAATAGTGGATACAGAATTAATACCTGGAAACAAAGTTCGTTTAATTCATATACAGGACATAATTTATTACAATTTAATAGTACTGGTGATCTTCCGTTATATTTCCAAAGTCAAGCTTTCTTTAGATGTGTAAAAGGACACTGGGATTTTTCCAAATGGTTATTTGGTAGATCGTGTAAGCAGTTACAGGGCGAAGAACAAGACAATGAAGTAATAAAAGAAGACAAGTGCAGTATCTACTGGAAAAAAGGTGAAGCAAATTTATGTTTTACAGGTCACCCAAAATATTATTGGATGAAACCCAATGATAGAAGATACCAAAAAGTTACTCCATTGCACACAAGAGATCCACAAGAAGATCAAACTGGTTGTGGTCTTCTGCGCGATGAAAATGGTGACGATGGATTACAACCCGCTGATTATGGTACAGGAAGCGGAAGTCAAACAAATGGAGATGCAAATCGTCAATTAGGTGAATTGATTGGTGGGTGCTATTCTGGTAGAGGTGATATATGTTGGGTAGGCGATGGATCACCCAGTGCTTACCAATACACAAAACAGTCAACTCAATTAGGTACCGGTAATCGTTGTGATTGCGAAGAAGCATGTGGATGTCCACCAGAATCTGAAACTTATTATAGGTATGATTGTGGTGCACCCAATAGTTTTGAAGGACTGGGTACTATGTGTTTTGGTGATGGTGTTTACGGAAGATCTGGTTTTTCTTCAAATAAAGATTTTTTTGTTCAATCTCACAAATATTTTGGAAAAACAAAATCACGCGAAGCAGTTGAGGGCGTAGGTGGAGTATGCTGTGGTGTTGTTGATACAAATATAACTTATTTTTATTATGCAAAAAAATGTTTTTATTATGGTTATAATTCTACTACTGGGTTGTATGAAGTAAAAAACGCACCTTTAAAATATAGATCATATTACTGGGGTGATGGTAGAACAGGTGCAAATCCTGGTGCTACTTCGGCAGTTTATATGAATTATACGATGACTCCAGAAGATTGTATTGTAAAATATTATCAAGTAGATTATTATATGCAATACCCAACAGTTTATGTTGGTGGAGCTCGTTTACGACAATTAAAATTAAGTTTTTACACTTCTATTAACCTCGGTCAAGGGTCACCATGTGATCAGTGTTTTTGTAACGCAAATGATCCATGTTCACCCAATAATCAATGCCCGGATACATGTTCTGGATGCAAAGATGTCAATGCTGGTAAAAATTTACTTGGACCGGGTGGATGGATATACAATCCTGGAGCATTATGTAATAATTCTTCAATTGGTGATATAATACCAGTATACAGAGGAGGTGTTCTTAGTAGTTCAATTGCCTTGTTTGATCAAACTTTATATCTCGAAGCTGGTGCATCAACATATTTGGGACCTTTAGTAAAATTTGGTCCATATACAGGAAGATTACCCCCAGGGTTTACTGCAACATGTTATACAGGTCCAGCTTGTCCGTGTCCAAACTATGAAGCTAATTGTGCTGGATGTAATTTACAATGTAATGCAAATGCAGTTTATGATGTTCTTGAAGAATATGATATCGATGATTTAACAAAATATAATTTAGTTGGAGACAAAATAACGTATACAAACGAACAAACAGGTAAATTGTTTAGAGTTTATGAAGAATTAAAATCTACCTGGATGCTTACCGGAGCGACATATGATCCCCCA